CCGCGCAGACGATGACGTCACTGCCCGGCTGTATGCGCGAGGTTACCGACTGCGGCCTGAGTTTTTTAAATGGCGGAAAATCGTGTTGAGGCCAACGCCCATAATGCGGGCGGTTGCCCGGCATCCAACGCCATTCATGGCCATATCAATGATTTTCTGGTGCGTACCGGGTTGAGAAGCGGTGTAAGTGAACTGCAGTTGCCATGTTTTACGGCAGTGAGAGCAGAGATAGCGCTGATGTCCGGCGGTGCTTTTGCCGTTACGCACCACCCCGTCAGTAGCTGAACAGGAGGGACAGCTGATAGAAACAGAAGCCACTGGAGCACCTCAAAAACACCATCATACACTAAATCAGTAAGTTGGCAGCATCACCTTAATATAAATCTGAGCCTGTTTGTAATACACGCCACCGATATTGTCTGCAGAGTTACGGCCAGTATCCTGAACATTAATGCCTGACAAAACACAACCAGAAGGTGCTCGAAACGTCCTGCTGTGCTCGTTCCCGCCCGGGTTGTAAAACACCTCACTGGTATACTGAAAATTCTGTACGCCACCTGTTTTGGTCTGGTAGCGGGCATCAAAGTTTCCGTAGTCTGACGGTATAACCTGACGCCCGCATCGCCAGTTTCCCGCATCATCCATATACGCCTGACCGTCCGTACCATTATCCGTACGGCTATTATTTATCATGTAAATGCCAAACTGCTCATTCCCAAGACCAGCCAGGAAATACTTTCTGTCTGCATGATCCTGACGCAGAAGCGCCTGAGCAGCATCAGTATTTATCCTGTTTTTCCCGAAAATAACGTTGTTGTCACGCATCTGAATCCACGTTCCGTTACTGCTGTTAATCGCAAAACGGCCTGCAAATACATCTTCTGTAACATCCAGACCATGTCCCATAGTTATGCGACCGGTCCTGAGATTAAGCGTAAAGGGGCGTAGCGGCCCAATATCACCACTCTCGCCCTGATTTTCCCGGGTAGGAATGAGGTGCAGACACTCTTCCGAACGACGAAAAATCAGACCAAAGGCTTCGTTGAAAATCCTCAGTGCATTAACACCACGGATTTTCAGCTCCCCGGTCATGGTGTCACCATCACGCTGAACGGCATTTTTTGCCTTGTCCACCGTGGGTTTTAATCCGAGGTTTTCAACAGCCTCATCACTGTCTTCGACATCCGAAAGATTATTTTTTATCAGCAATGCCTCTTCGTTAATCGCACCGCCCACAAGTAATAATATGGCTTTATATAACTGGTCGTGTTCCTCTTTATTCAGTTTTATCCCGGCCTTCTCAATGACACCACCGATTTCCTCCTGAAGGGCATCCCACATGGCACTGTTCAGCCAGGTGGCATGACGCCCTGTACGAATATTCCCGTCAGTAAATCCGTTCTTGCCCGGGCCAAATTTATCTTTAACTGCTGTCGGAGTGTCAATTCTGTGCGTATTAAACCTCCCGTGAATGAAATATCAGAATTATGTCCTTGCCTTATTAAACAATTCCGCTGTGAAAGTCAGTTCACCCTTTGTGAAAGGCGTTTCTCCGCCTGGCAGGGCCATAAAACTCTGTGAGACAGTCGTCCAGCTGTTTGTGTCGCTTTGTACGCCATTCTCTGTAATCGTTGCGCCTGCATGGCTGCCATTTTTCACTTTCCAGGCCAGGCAGTTATTGGGGGCATCAGCACCGCGGTAAGTGACCGAGGCCATAACAGCCACAACATCACTGTTGCTGTTATCCACCGCACCAAACGTGGCCTGTGCTGCATTCAGTGACGGCGAGAGCATCAGATATCCGTATCGCTGCTCAACTGCACCAACCCCTTTTGGGTTGTGGTGGCATCCATTGTTCTTATGCTGTCGAAAATCTTCTTTACACTTTCTGCATATTCGGCTGCCGCTTCCGCATTCGCCCTGGCGTGAGACACCAGTTCCTCAAGGTGGATTATCACTTCAGGCCTGGCATTCTGCTCAGTGAATTTCAGTAAAAAATCATTCAGCGCCCCAGGCTGAGAATCTTCGTAAACGGTGATGTCCCCTATATTCGATGGTGGATAACCATCAACCAACAGGGTGACGCTGTACTGTCCATACTCAACGTCCATACTGTAACGCCCGGTTTCATCCGATCTGACTGAAGCTACAGTACTTGCCAGCACCGTGGTGCTGTGACGCCTTGCCGTCAGCTGAATGATGCCATTCTGTATTGGTTTACCTGCACCGTCTTTCAGCACACCTGAAATCTTTACTGCCATATTCACTCCCCAAACAAAAAAGGCACCATTTCTGGTGCCCTTATCCAGGTTATAAAATTCAACTGATACTGATACCTGCTGTTGATTTCTTCATCACCACAACCAGTAAATCGCTGATACTTGCTGTGGGATACCAGCCATTTACCAGCCAGGCTGACACAGAAAATTCCAGCCTCATGTGACCGTGACCGGCAGGCATATCAATAACGCCACTGTAAATCAGCGTATTATCCAGCGCAGTACGGTTATAAATTTCAGCACCGTTTTTCCGCACTATCAGACGGCATGAGGAGTAAATATCAGTATGATTTCGCTCATGCTTAGCGCCGCTGAATGCCACCGCCGGAATAACAATCTGTCGGTCAAACGGCTGATCGTCATAAATCCTGACGGTAATGGTCCCTGATGGCCACCGTTCCGGTGCACGGGAGTCCCGGGGGAAAGCTTTACCCACTGTTTTAACGAGATCGCCTTCAATCTGGTTCGCGGACAGTTTTCCCAGAACCCGGCAGTTCTTGTTAATCGTGACGTTGTTGAGCGTCCCGGCGTTCGCATTCACGTTACCGCTGATATCCGCATTTCTCGCCGTCAGTCGCCCGTCCGGTGTCAGGGAAAATGCCGGAGGATTGCCACCACTGGTAATGGTGGGGGCCGTCAGGCGTTTCAGGAACACGTCATTCATGAATATCTGATCACCCTGCGCCACAAACATCGGCGTTTCATTTCCGTTTGCCGGGTCAATAAACGCGATACGGTTAGCGGCAACCAGGAACTGGCTCAGTTTGCCTTCCTCCGTATCCTCCATGCTGAGGCCAAGCCCCGCGACATAATGTTTGCCGTCTTTGGTCTGCTCAATTTTGACGCCCCACATGGCATTCCATTTATCGTTGGCGTCCTTCCACTCTTTCGAAAACTCCTCCAGTTTGCTGGCGTTATCTTCCGTCAGCTCAAAGTTTTCCAGCAGTTCCTTGCCGAGATGCGTTTTATTGATCAACCCTTTATAAAAATTCAGATAACCTTCCGCATCATCGCTCGCCCGACCAACGGCCTCCACAAATGCCGATTTACCAACGGTGTTCACGCTGCGGATATAAAAGTAATAATCATAACCCGGCTTAATATTGCTACTGGCGGCTATCCAGTACAGCGCCGTACCAAGATAACGCGCGCTGGTTTCAACCTGCCTGATATCGATAATCCGCTTTTCCGAGAACCAGAACTCAAACTGCACCGTCGGGTCATATACAGCCAGTTTCGGGACCGCTGTTATCTGAAAATACCCTGGTATCAGTTCAATAGTGACAGGCGCTGCCGGTGCCGCAATCCGGAACGATACCGATGCCGGATCGCCCTGCTGCCCCCACGCATTTACCGCCCGGACCGTCAGCGTGTAACGCCCCAGCGCCAGTTGCCTGAAGCGGTATGTGGTTTCCGTCGTCCGGGCCGTGCTGACCAGCCGCTCACTGCCGTCATCCGCTGCCACGGTCAGGCGAAGCATAAAGCTCACGCCCTTCACCACCTTCGGTGTGTCCCATCGCGCCAGCACCTGATATTCCCCGCTGTCTGCAGTGACTTCTGCGGTCAGGTGCTGCACCGCTGGCGGCGTGACACCATTCACCGTGCCACTCTGTTCGCCGTCAAAGTGCGCCCCGTTATCCACGATGGCCTCTTTTTCCGGCACATGCTGCACGGCGGTGATGGCATACGTGCCGTCGTCGTTCTCACGGATACTCACGCAGCGGAACAGTCGCTGGCGCAGCGTCGGCAGCTTCAGCCCCCATACGCTGTATTCAGCAACACCGTCAGGAACACGGCTCACTTTTACCTTCACGCCGTCGGTGACGGACTGAACCTCCACGCTGACCGGATTGCCACTTCCGTCAACCAGGCTTATCAGCGTGGTACCGGAGGATGGCAGCGTGATTTCACGGTCGAGCGTCAGCGTCCGGGTCTGGCTGTTCACCGCCAGCACACGACCACCGGTGCTGATACCGGCATAGTCATCATCACAGATTTCAATAACATCGCCCGGTACATGGCGAAGCCCTTCTGCGCCGACGCTGAAATCCACGGTCTGCGTTTCCAGCAGTTCTGTTTTAATCAGCCACAGCCCGGCGCGGTGTGCCTGCCCCCGACTGGTACAGCCAAAGGCATCCATCTTCGTGACGTTACGACCGTAACGGGCAATGGCCTGCGTGTCCTCCACAAGCTCTGTCGCCGTCTCCCAGCCGTTATCCGGGTCAATCCAGTTCACCTCAACGGCATTATGGCGGTCCTTCAGGGCGCTGAAGCTGTAGCGGAACGGCGCGCCATCATCCGGCATCACCACATTACTGCGGTTATAGGTCCACACCTTATCTGATGGTCGGTCCTGCACGAACGTCAGCGTCTGCCCGTTCCATACCGGCATACAGCGCATCGCCGAGCAAAAATCACTGAGCACATCCCACGCCTTGCGCTGTGTGGTCAGGTACGCATTACAGGTAATGCGCGGCTCCGTGCCGCCAAAGCCATCCGGCACTGACTGGTCGCAATTCTGGCCGATGACATACAGCGCCCATTTATCCACATCCGCTGCACCAAGACGTTTCCCCATGCCGTAGCGCGGATGGGTCAGCATATCCCACAGACACCAGGCCATGTTGTTGCTGTATGCCGGTTTAAACGTTCCGTCCCAGATACCGCTGTATTGTCGCGTCTGCGGGTTATAGTTCGACGGCACCTGCAGAATGCGCCCGCGCAGATGATAATTACGGCTCACCTGCTGGCTGCCGAACTGCTCCGAATCCACCTGCACGCCGACCAGTGCCGTGTTCGGGTAGCACTGTTTCACATCGATGATTTCGGTGTATGACGACCAGAGCGTTTTGTTCTGCAGCTGGTCTGTGGTGCTGTCCGGCGTCATCCTGCGCATCCGGATATTAAACGGGCGCGGCGGCAGGTTACCCACCACCACCGAGGCCAGATACTGCGAGGTGGTTTTGCCTTTAATGGTGATGTCTTTTTCCGTCACCCAGCCACCGTTACGCTGTATCTGAACCAGCAGGCGGACTTCCGATGGATTCCTGTCCCCCTTTGAGGTGGTTTCCACCAGTGCCTGCACACCGAAGGTAAAACGCAGACGGTCGATGTTTGCCGACGTGATGGTCCGGGTGATCGGCGTATCATATTTCACTTCCGTACCCAGCACCGTCTCGGAGCCGGAGGATTCAAACCCCTCCGGCGGTGACTGCTCCTGCTCACCGGCCCGGAACACCACCGTGACGCCGGATATATTGGTATTCCCCTCACTGTCCAGCACCGGCGTACTGTTCAGCAGCACGCTTTTTAATCCATCCACCGGACCTTCAACCGGCCCTTCGCTGATGGCATCGATCACACTCAGCAACTGCGTGGACTTCAGGTTGTCCTTCGCTTCGCGCGGGGTATGCCCCTTACTGCTGCCTTTACCCATTCGTCATGCTCCATAAACGACAAAACCGCCCGGAGGCGGTTTCACATAAAATATTTTGCATCATCGACCAATCACCACAACCTGACCACCATCCCCTTCGTCTGCCGTGCTGATCTCCTGAGAAATCACGCGTGACCCCACGCGCATTTCACCGTACAGAACGGGCAGAACATTGCCCTGGGCAACCATGTTATCCAGTGAGGAGAAATACGTGTTCTGCTTACCGTTATCCGTTGTCTGTGTACGGGGAGTTCTGGCTTTCGGTGCCAGCATCTGCGCCACACCACCGAGCACCATACTGGCACCGAGAGAAAACAGGATGCCGGTCATACCACCGGCCCCAATGGCTGCCCCCCATGCTGCAAGGGTGGCTCCGGCGGTAAAGAATGATCCGGCAATGGCGGCTGCTCCCAGGACAATCTGGAATACACCACCTGACTTGGCCCCGGCGACTCTGGGAACAATATGAATCACAGCGCCATCAGGCAGAGTCTCATGTAACTGCGCCGTTAATCTGGACGTGCTGACGTCCCGCCCGGCAATCCGTACCTGATACCAGCCGTCGCTCAGTTTCTGACGAAACGCCGGGAGCTGTGTGGCCAGCGCCCGGATGGCTTCAGCCCCCGTTTTCACACGAAGGTCGATGCGGCGGCCAAATCGTTGCAAATCCCCGTAAAGGCAGATGCGTGCCATTCCCGGTGACGCCAGAGGGAGTGTGTGCGTCGCTGCCATTTGTCGGTATACCTCTCTCGTTTACTCAGTTGTTCAGGAATATGGTGCAGCAGCTCGCCATCACCACAGTAAATGGCGGCATGATTCGGCACCGATGAACCAAAGCAGCACAGCAGCACGTCGCCAGGCTGCGCCTCTGTCAGTGCGACACGGTAAAAACCAGTCGCCTCCATATTGTCAAGATAGAGATTCTGACCGTTACGCCACCAGTCATCCCCGCGATGAAAATCCGGCATCTCAATCCCCGCCAGATGATAAGCATCCCGGAACAGCGTGTAACAGTCCGTCACCCCGTGCTCAAAGCGACGCCCGGTGAGATGCGGCACACAGCGGAACTTGTGAATCGCCCCCCGGCAGACCAGCCACCACGGCAAATCACTCTGCACCTGCAGCCGCCGGTCAGCATCACTCAGCCAGGGCAGACCTCCGGGGTGGCTGTGGACCAGCGCCACAATCTCACCCTGCATTTCTGCCTGCAGCCAGTCTTCCGGCGACATACGGAAATACGCCTCCGGCTCACCGGAGATATTCACGCAGGGAAAATATCTTTCCCCCTCCGGCGTGCTTACCACGAAGCCGCACGACTCCGCTGGCGCACATCGCCGGGCGTGCGCCAGAATCGCTGATTCTGTCTCTGTCATGGGATTACTGCGAAAGTTTGTTAATGGAAAGGAAGCCGCCAAAGTTGCCGACGTTATTGCGAAACTTACAGCCACTCAGGCATTTGCTGCATTTATCTTTCGTGATATCGGACGTCGGCTGGTCATATTCATCCGCGACAGCCGGACCGCTATAACCGCACTCGTCACCGCGATAGGTCCAGGTGCAGGTGTTGGCCAGCATGATACGTCCCGGAAAAACAGCGCCATCCGTTTCCGTCGGCGTGGACAGTACAAAGGAGGCACTCACCGCGCTCAGTTCGCTGCACTGCTCAATGCGCCAGCGGCTGATCACCTCCTGCTCCGGATCGGCGTCACTGTTTCCGTTGACGAAGTTCACCGCATCCAGAAAACAGGCGTAAACCTTACGCCGGACCACCGTTCCGCCGACCAGACTCTGCAGATCTTCCGCCATCCCGGTGACCATACCGTACAGGTTAGAAACCGTCAGCGTGGGGCGCGTACTGGTGCCTTTGCCATTCAGTTCAAAACCACTCCCCTGAATGGGATACGGCTGATACTGTCGCCCCTGCCAGGTGACCGGCTCACCTTTTTCGTTCTGCTCATTACAGAAAAAATAACGTTCTCCACCGACCTCTGTCAGGTCGATTTGCCGCTGTTACCGTGCTGCGATCTTCTGCCATCGACGGACGGCCCACATTGGTGACTTTCACCGTGCGGGTGATCACTTCCTTCGCCGTCACCGCCTTACCGATACTGCTGACCCAGCCACGGAACACATCGACCGTGCCGTTCGGGAAGCGGATTTTATAGGCACGGGTATCGCCTTCATTAAACCACGCCAGCAGCGCCTGCTGCCCCTGCTCTCCGGGCATCCACGCCAGCGTGAAGCTGGTATCTCCGGCAGATTTCTGCCCCTGCCCGGTCGCAGTCCAGTCTGCATCTTCATCATCGAGATAGCTGTCGTCATAGGACTCAGCGGTCAGTTCGCCGGGCGTCAGGTCTTTAACTTTTGCCAGACGCGACCAGTCAACGTCTGAAAGCGGATTCGCATAAGGGTCACCGCTCCCCTTATAAACCCACAGGGTGGTCCCGGCACCTTTCACCGGCATTGTAGGATTTGGTACAGGCATAGCGTCCTCACATTTCATAGGTAATGACATAAGTCATATCGGCTGAACTCCACAGGCCCGCATCATCGTCGCGCCGGTAGTCATAGCCACTGACCACCATACTGGTGATCAAATCTGACAGTGCCGGGATATCGCTCATCACCGGATAAATCCGGGACTCCATCCACGCATCCAGCTCTGAATTCGGCACCTGAGCAGGCAGGAAAACTTCGATATGCAGCTCCGCCTGCCAGGTATCGCTGTCCAGCTCTTCGCCCGTGTATTCAGCGCCGGTGAGATAAACGGCAACTGCCGGAAAATCCGCCTCATCAAAAACAGCGGGGCGACCATCAAAAAACGTCGCCCCGGTGTCATGCTTCTCCAGTGCATCCAGTACGGCTGCACGGAGTTCAGTATGTTTCATCGCTTTATTACCATCCTCAGTTGATGCTGCAGCGCATAGCCCAGCTCTTTCGGAAGACGTTCACGCCGTATCCGCTCAATATTCTGTTTAAACGCCGTGGTCAGCGGCACCGCCATCGGGATTTTCACCACATCAATGGGGTAACGGTTTTTCCCGGCCACACGCTGCATAACATGCCACCGGCCGTTTTTCAGTTGCTGAATAAACGCGCCGGGAATACGACGGTTACCCACCACAAGCACGCTGCCGCCACCTTTCAGGGATGAACGCTGCCCCTTTTTACGACGCCTGCGGCGGGACAGGACAACCCGCGCATTACCCAGCTTGATTACGGGCAAATCCCCCCGGTTAACTTTGATTCTGGCCTGCGGATTTTTGACCGTGGCCCTTTTCAGCCTGGCCCTTTCCTTTACCAGTTTCCGGCGTACCTTTGTCTCACGGGCAACCTGTGACGCAGACTGCGATATCGCGGATGAAGCAACGCGGTTATCCTCATCAAAGGCAGCAAGTTCATCATAACCCGCCACATCCACTGACTTTTCACGGTAGTTTTTTGCCGCTTTACCGCCCAGGCACCAGAAGCCACGCCCATTGGTGAAACGCTTCATGGTGAGCGTGTTATCCCGGTGCTTTTTGCCATACCACGGGGCCAGCGCCAGCAGCGACGGAATATCACGAATAGTCGGCTCAACGTGGGTTTTCATAAAGTTCTCGGCATCACCATCCGTCGGCAACCAGATAAGGGTGTTGCGCTGCTTATGCTCTATGAAGTAGGCATAAACACCCAGCAGCATTTTGGAATAACCAACACGGGCAGACTTCACCACATTCACCTCGCGGATGTAGTCACTGCCCATCGCATTCATGATGGCCCGCTGAAAGGGCAGTGTTTCCCAGCGCCCTTCCTGGTATGCGGATTCTTTCGGGAGATAGTAACTGGCATCCGCCCATTCAACGGCAGTCTGTGGCTCCGGCCTGAACAGGGCTCGCAGCCCGGCGCGTACATCACGCCGCAGAATATCAATCTGACTGTTCGATATATTCACTCAGCAACCCCGGTATCAGTTCATCCAGCGCGGCTGCTTTGTTCATGGCTTTGATGATATCCCGTTTCAGGAAATCAACATGTCGGTTTTCCAGTTCCGGAAAACGCCGCTGTACCGAGAGAGGGATCCCGTCAAGAATACTGGCAATTTCACCTGCGATCCGTGACAGCACGAAAGTACAGAATGCGGTTTCCACCACTTCTGCGGAGTCTCTGGCATTCTTCAGCTCCTGTGCGTCGGCCTGCGCACGCGTAAGTCGATGGCGTTCGTACTCAATAGTCCCAGGCTGGAGATCTGCCTCACTGGCAGCTCTGTAATCCTCAACCTCTTTACGGAGTTTTTCATTTTCGATATCAGCCTCCCTCTGTGCATACCACTGAATTGCCATGGAGGTATCAAATACAGATTCAACGCCCTTACCACCTCCGGAGACGCAAGGGAGTCCCTGAGACTGCCAGCGTTCAATCGTTCGCGGATCCACGTTGAAAATTTCGGCAAGTTTCTTTTTATTAACCTTCATGAAACAGTCTCACAACAAACACAGGGTCCGACATGAAAGTGCCCGAAAATGACTTTTTTAGGCGTTTTCATGTCGGACCTTTTACGGATTCGATATTAGAAAAAACAAATAGTTATGTTCGAGAAGTACCGACATGATTTTCCCCGGAAAATTTTCATAAATAGCGAAAACCCGCGCGCCTTCCGCCCCGTGGCAGGCCACCCCACCGGAAGGACCCGCACAAATGAGAGCGTTTGTCATTAACATTTACAGATAAGATGACGTACATCATTGAAACGCCATTCAGCCATATACCGGCAGCATTCGTAGTTGCACTCCGTAACTCTGCGACTAAGGTTAAAAACATGGCCCTCTTTTGCCACCGGCAAATCTTCAATGGATTTCCCCTGCCGGTTTTTTATTTTCGTCGATGCATAACATTGCATTTACATCAATAGCGGCTATTGTCATTAGTATGTTGCATCAATGCATGGGTGGTATTGGCGGTCTTCGCCGGCCGCTTCTGTGTAGCTGCTCCCTGTGACCGGTTTTTTATTTCTCACATTACAGCAACCCCTTAGAGTGAAGGGCTGCTGTAATGCCTGTTACTCACGAATCAGGCGAGCACTCTTACTATTCATTTCAATACGCGAATACTGCGGTTTACCATCAATGATGTCTGTCATTACGAACACCTCACCCGGCTGCAGTTCAACTGCACCTTCCGGTAATTTCATACCGGCAAATACCGGACAACCCGGATGACGATCATCTTCTGTTGCTTCCAGCATTGACTCACCAAACCACTCCGTCGTGGCGCGACCATCAGCTGCTTTGTAGTGGATCAAGTACTGGTTTTCGCCATCCGCATACTGCGCGCGGGCTTTAACCTCACCCCATTCATCACTGATACGCATCTCCACCAGTTGAGACAACTCAAACTTAAACGGAGCAGCATCAGCACCAATTACAATCGGTTTGTTTTCTGTTTTTTTCCATCATCGTCTCCTGATATCGAAGCCCGTCGCCGCACCGGGCACTGATCAACATTTGAGTATTCGCGGCGACAGAAAGAATTTATTTTATTGAGTAGCCACAAACACAGAATTTCATGCTTACCGGACGCTGGCGCATCCTTCATTTTTCAGCAAAATATTCTGCTCTTACAGGCGATCAGTTCTGCAGACACTGCCGAACACCGTCGACAATTTCACAGACCTGAGACGCGGTATCGAAAAGCTGGCGCGCCTTATCCAGGCTGACGCACCCCACCAATAAAAAAGGCACCAGTATCGCTACCAGTGCCCGTTTCACCGCCGTTCGCGGCATTCTGTGTGTCCAGTGTTTTCGCGCCATATCACCACCAACGCACAGCCCAAATCAGAACAGCGACCGCCACAAGGCGAATTGCAAAGGCCGCAGCCCTTGTCAAATCAAGGCTCGCGGGAGTTTCCATTTCAATACCTTTCATAATGGACAACCTCAAAAAGAATCTTTTATACTTTCCCACGAGGATTTTCTCCCTACTCACTAATCACAATTTCCCCTTTGACGTGAAAACTAAAAACCCCGGACTGTTCCCCCAGCCGGGGTTTTGTTTTACTTATCGCTTCAGCTGAAAGTGAGGTCCGTCTTTCAGCGTTTTCCAGTCCCCGCCCCATTCGAT